TGAACACATAACCATATTTGAACCATCTAAATTTACACACACATAATTTCCAAAGTTAGGAATGGTTGATTGAGTAGTTGGAAATAGTGAACTAATGGGTTTTTTACTAAATAATATTGAATTCATTGAATTCAATGAATTCATAATAATATATTAATAGTAGATATTAAATTATTTTTCAAAGGGGTTAAATACAACTCGTAATATGTAATATATATATATTTTACGATGATTGTAACATGCAATATAATGGGAGGCCTAGGCAACCAGTTGTTTCAAATATTTGCGCTAATTTCGTACGCACTAGATACGAAGAACCCATTTGTCTTTTTAAACGTGGACAATGTTGGCACAGGGTTAACCACAAACCGACCTACATATTGGAATACTTTTTTGCAATCATTGCGCGCATTTATAAAAGACCCGAATAATATAAGAATTAATACAATGCTCCAGGAAGAAGGCGCGAACCAATATACAAATTTGCAACAACTTGTTGCCTCATCTTTACCAACACGATTGGATAACATCATGTTTTATGGTTATTTTCAAAGTTATAAATATTTTCAAACTAATTATCAAGTTATAACTAGATTAATACGTTTAAAAGAGCAGCAAGATGATGCGCTAAAATATATGCCGACAAAAATAACAACAACAACCACATCATCCAGCATTATTGTTAGCATGCATTTTAGGTTTGGAGACTATAAACGTATTCCTGGAAATGTCTTGCCGTATAGCTACTTCAGAAATAGCGTTTTACACATGCATAAAAAACTGCACGATAACCATGCGCCAATGCACATATTATATTTTTGCGAACCAGACGCAGTGGAAGATGTAGCGCCATATGTGGACCAATTGAAGACTGAATTTAGCGATGTCGCTGCGTTTGAACTGGCGGACACTGCGTTACCTGATTATGTGCAAATGATGATGATGTCATTATGTAGTCACCACATTGTGGCAAATAGCACATTTAGTTGGTGGGGCGCGTATTTTAATGAAAGCCCGAATAAAATCGTGTGTTATCCGGATACGTGGTCCCAATCTGCGCAAGATTTTATCCCAGTTGGATGGAATGCGGTGCCTGTTGTCTAAACTTTAGGAATATGATGTTAACCTTAACTAGTGATTATACAAATTATTTTATTTGTATAATATATAATGGCGAAATATGCAAGACGTAGAACTCAACGAAGAACGCGACGAAGTGTAAGAAAAACTAGAGCAAGACGTTCTAGAAGAGGCACTAAAAAACGCGGAGGAGCTATCTTTGCGATGGGTGGAGCGGGACCATTCGCGCTTTAATTTTTATATTAATATAATATATAATGCCAAGATATTCAAAAAGAATGGGAAGAAAATCTAGAAAAATGAGACGAGCTAAAACAAGAAGGCAAGGGCAAAGCCAGGGACAAAGCCAAGGGCAAAATGGAGGCAAACACAGTATGGGCAGAAATGTGAGAAGAGGCATTGCCGGTGGGACAGTATTTGGACTGTAAACAATAAATATTTTTACAAATAAGAAAAATAAGGTTTATCCAGGTTTAGCATAAGGCGCGCATAGTTGGTGTGTTTTTGTTCAATGTCGCTGTACCCTTCTTGTTGCGTTACAGTGAGCGGCGTAATTAATAGCCACATATCTTGACGTTGCAAATGCGCAAAATAAGTGTCCACCGCATATTTTATTCCTAGGGTCGGGTTTTTCATAAATAATGTTGCCCCTTCTTTCATGTTATCTGCCAATGTGCGCATATAATGTTTATTCACTAAATAACCAGTTGTAGTAATACATCTGTTTATTTTTACGCAGCTGTCATCGATTACCGTGTATGGCGCGGCATTATTACCCGCCAGCATAATCACATCCCACTTTAGCCCCGGATTGGACAGACATTTATTTAGCTGGTTTACAAATAGCGCCGGGTTTGTAAAAGTAATGTCGTCCTCACAAATGAGCACGTGGTCCCACCTGTTAACAATCGCGTTCATCAAACATTTATAGTGGCTAATGCTGCATCCAAACGCACCGCGTTCAGTTTTAGTTGCCTTAAACCGTTGCGCCACTTGGTCCAAGCCGACCGTTGCAAGCTGCTCCTCTACGTATGCTTTGCGGTCAGGGCGTTCGTCCAAATTAATATAAAATGCGTGCTTAATGTCCGAAATGCTGGTAACAGAGCAGGTATATTTAGATGCAGGGTTAGGTTTGCCGTTGGCGTTAAACATTGAAAACATTGTGCGTATATTATATGTGCTATAGATATCTTTAAACCGGTTTAGTCCAAATATAAATATATTCCTTATACTTTTGACCCACATTCTTACGCGCCGTCTCATGCGTCGGTAACGTCCTTGAAAACTTTTTTAACTCCATCTCCAGGTGCGCCGGTCCAAAAATCGGGATGCAAATATTGGCATACAACTGGGCCGGCACATTCAGGCAATAATGCCCGCCCGGTGCAAGTGAGGCCCACGTTTTGTTAAAAATAGGAATGTAAAATTCTTCATTCCATTCTTTCTCCGTCTTACCTTTTTGGTCTCCGCCATATAACTCTTTATTGTAATACGGCGGCGAGGTAAACACCATATCATATTTGAGTGCAGCGTAATCTATTTTCAAACAATCCGCGAAAAACAGTCGCGCCGTCGTATTAGGACTTAACTTATGCAACTGCTCGCACATTTTTTGGTATGGTTCTTGCAAGTTGGCGTTACAATCAATGCCAATGTATGTTTTAATTTTGGCAATGCATGCACCGACAAGCCGGCCACCCCACCCCATCGTGAAATCTAGGACGCAGGTCGGCTTGAACATTTCGTATAACCGGATAGCAATCGTTGGACGAAATACGTTGACGCTGCCGTAATACAAGTTGAATACTTTTTTTGCGCGCTTAATTTCGTTCAACTTGGGTTTTTCTGTCTTGATATATTCAATCAACTTTTTGGTAGAGGCGTCGCGCGTCAAGTAAAAATCTTTGTTGGCCCAAAAATCGTAAAAGCTGAACCCCTGTTTAATTTTGGTGTTTAATAATTCTGGGTATATAAAATGCTCAATGAATTTAATGCCGACGAGAGAGAGTGGCGCGATTGTATCTAATCCAGCATGAAAACCCTCTTGCAATTTATTGTAATCTTTAATGCAAACGTCTAAAGAATAGTTTTTCAGTTCTTTGGCAATCGCGACCTTTTCTTCCTTTGAATAGTCGTGAAAATACATTATAATTGTAACGCGCAAAAAAATAATGGCCATCTTCCTAATTTCTAATTTCTAATAAACACCTCCTAACCGAATATTCGCGGACGCCGTTGCACGGGATTTAATATTATTCACAACCGCATATTCGCGCGAATATGGATGCACCTGTTTTTTAGGCTGCGGTTTTGCTAATGGCGGTTGCGTCTGTGGCTGTTGCTGTTGCGTCTGTGGCTGCGATGGTCTCACTTGTGGCGCAGTTTGCGCTCTTACACCTCTAGGGTCCGCCTTCATTGCAGGTGCATTAGAATAATATGGTTTATTCGCCCAATTATTTATTTGAACCGCACTTTTCACAGATGCGATTTTGTTCGGGTTCACAATCTTGCGTTTAGGGTCTCGCAAGTCATAGGTTAAATATTCATCATTTTCATACCTGATATTTGTCATAAATGTAATAATATTAATATAAAATATCCGCTCGTTATCCACGGTAAACACATTGTCTTTTGGATTAGACGACATCGCATCAATAGTAAAATCTACATTATAAGTAGTGCTTAACCCATTTAATCCATCATCATACGTTGCTCTCCAAGGGTCTTTGCGGTTAATAATACGCGAAATCCCGTCAAAAAGTTGCAATATCTCTTGCGACCCAATAGGATAAAACACGTTGCGATTAATCATCAGCCCATATTGTTCACATCTTTTTTGCAACACATTATCTTCCATCCCCCATCCCCAATAATTGGGAAATCCATTTATCATCTCAAAATCTTCGCCGGTGATGGCAACAATGCCGCCCAATGTATAACGAAACCCATAATAATGGTTGACTATGCCAGGAGTTGCGCGATAGTCAAACAATTTATGAAATGGCATCGTATCCACATCATTAAAAATAAATGTCATCTGCTTATAATGGTCTGGATATTTATTCTTTATTGCTAAAAACCCGATATTTTTAGCTGCGCCACGATTAAAACTGCGCGAGTCGCATTGATGTGAAAAATAAATCTCGTAGTCCGTCTCATCCTCCAATATGAAGCTCATGTGTTTGCTAAAAAAGAACTTATGCTGAATACGGTCTCGGTAAGGAACAATGAATACACGACTAGGCGGTGCCAACACCTTTTCATTTAATTCACCCTTTTCTAAATCACTCCTCATTATAATATTATACTTATCAAAAAAACAATATGAATTCACGCAAATAATGAATATGATATTTATTATGATATTTATTATGAATATGACGATAATGATTACATCGCATACTTTTTCAAAATAACTGCAGGCACTAGGTCATCCTGGCATTGCTGCATTTTCTTAAAACATTTATTGATTGTCACCTCGCTGATTTCACTTACATTCTTCACATCACTTTTGGTTACATTTAGGTTGCATATTTGGGCTACAAAGAAGATAACCCCCGCAGCAATAGAATGCGGGGTATTTTCCGGCATCAACCCCTTTTGTTCAATCTTTTTAGAAATAAACTGCGACAGTTTAGTTAGCTCGGTATTAATATTTAGCTTGCTACAGTATCGCTCAATAAATGCATCGGGCGTGGTTTTGCAGAAAGAGGTCTTCTCTTTAATGTCCATATCTTTCTCTAATTTATTTAGAATAATCTGCGCATTTTTGCACCCGTGTGTTGCACTCGTTACATCTAGATTAAACATTTCCGCGAGCTCTTTCGCAGTTCTTGGACAGTTGTTAATTCTACACGAAACGTAAATGGACGCTAGCAGCAGACCATCCTTATTGTCTCCACGAAAAGTTTGCTCGTACCCGGAGATTTTCTTATGATATCGCATCGCATCGTCAATAATCATTTTGGGAATGCCCGCAATTTGGGCAATAATGGTTATTCGCTGGAATTCCTCGTATTGCGACTTCTCTTTATAGGGCATAGACTGCCATTCGGTGTAGCGCCGGATTTTGCGCATTTCATAAGAGGTCGGACCATTGCAAAGCACTTTACACCCATAAGACGACTCCTCTAACAACGGATTAGTAGGCATGCCGCAACGTGTGGGGTTGACATTGTTGTTATCTTCGGCGCCGTAGAACCGCCATTCGGCGGTCTGGTCCAATATGTCTTTGTATATAATCCCGCATTTTTGGTTAGTGCAAGTGAGAAACCCCTCGTCGGAAAAGGCTAAACTATATTTACATTGCTCACAGTTTTCGCGGTCGCCGTAGCTTCTATACATACATTCTAAAGGGTCCGTTTTTGTCGGGTTAATCTCGCTGTCAAATATATCCCATAATTTACTTTTATCAATATTAGGCGTACGACGTTTTTGACTTTTTTCGTGTGTCATGTTCTTTTCTTTTCATTATAATAGATAATTTTAATTCAATTTTATTTTATATTTATAGATTATACATTATATTATGGGGAACTTTAATTCAAAACCGGCACAACCCCCTCAATCCGACACATCTAACCCATCCGACCCATCCGACCCATCTAACCCTTTGTCCAAAGAATTCCCCTCCATGCCAATTAGCGACATGGTTGACTATATTGCCAGCTACTATATCCTCACCATGGATTTCGCCAGTCTAAATAAATTACTCAATAAAAAATATTGCGATAAAATGATTATTTTAACCGCCGACATTATTAGTGCACACGTCACGTCCGCGGATATTGATTTTTTAGAAAAGAAAGTCGTAGACGGCACACCCATTGACCAAATTGTTAAAAAAAACGTCACCTTTTTAAACAGAGACGACATTGATAAATTAGACATCCCCGACCCAGTGTCTAAACAGCGCGCATGCGTTGGCATTGCAAAATATTATATCAAAATTGCCCACGTGTTTGCTTCGATTGTCATGACATTAAACCCTATATACAGCTATAAAGATGCACTCGGGAATACTGTTAAAGTTCCATATTACAAAAAAAGCTCCATTCCAAAAGATGCAAAACCTCAGCTCAGTGAGCTCGGCCTATGCGCCGAAAAAATACACTCTTTGCAAGGGGACCAAAATTATTCCAAACCAACTGATGGCAGCATCAAAGTTCACCCCAAAATATGTGCAATAAATATTAACATGGACGGGTCTGTAAAAACACTCGTAGATGAACCCGGCATTCCTGATTTAATGCACCTTTTTTATGATGATAATTACGACATTGAAACTGGCAAATTCACCGGCATGTCTACGGAAACCGCGCAAATGTATCAAGACAGCGTAAATGCGTTTTATAAAACTTTTACAGGCAACAATGATGTGCCAGCAGACGTTACCGAGTTCAAACATATCAAATTAAAAGATTATCGCGGGTCATCCGCTTGCTCTAGAGTTGACCATACTTTTATAAGCAGCCCAGGTGACAGCACCACCCGTCGCAAACTATTTGTTAAATACGCGTCGCATGTGCGAGATATGATGAATAAGGCTAACAAAAACCAGGAAAAACTCATTAGTATCGTAAACCGACTTTTTGAACACATTTTGGACCCAGTTACGAAGAAAACCACTATTCGTGTGAGCTCATTATTGAATGATGAAATGCTCCAGCCGATTGTGGAAGAAACACGCAAATTAATTATTGAGTTGTATTTAACATGCGAGATGGACTATGTGGAAGGTGTTAAAATTTATGAGGCGATTGTGCAATCCGTTATTATTGATGTTACTCAAAAACAAATTGATGCATTGGAAAAGAAAAAAGATGATTTAGTAAAATCAGAGCAAGCCAATTCAGACCCTAAAAAAGATAAAAAGGTTAACGACGACAAAACAAGAGGTCCCGACATTCCTGTTGGCATTCCTTATGGACCATCAATAATGCAAAATATGATTGACACTAAAAAAAAGGAGGCGCCTCGTTCTGGCACTAATGCTGCTCTTGCTACTGGTGCTACTGTTGCTCTTGCTGCTGCTGCTACTGCTGCTGCTATTAATACTGTTAATGATGCTACTGTTGCTGCTACTACTGGTGCTCTTGCTGCTACTACTGGTGCTCTTGCTACTACTGTTAATGATGCTACTGTTAAGGATGGTGCTGTTAATGATGGTCTTAATGATGGTGTTACTAATGGTGTTATTAATGCTACTACTACTGGTGATGCTACTACTGGTGATGCTGTTACTGTTAAGGATGGTGCTACTACTACTGGTGCTACTGGTGATGCTACTACTGGTGATGCTGTTACTGTTAAGGATGGTGCTACTACTACTGGTGCTACTGGTGATGCTGTTACTGTTAAGGATGATGTTGATGCTGTTGCTAGTGGTGCTACTGTTGCTAGTGGTGCTATTGTTGATGATACTATTGTTGATGATACTATTGTTGATGATCCTCATTATGAAGATGATGGTGCTAAAAAAAAATTGGTTTATGATGAACCTATTATTGAAAACGTCGGTTTTTCCGAAATGGAAGAAGATGCACAACAGGAAGGCGCACAAGAGGAAGGCGCGGCACAGGCACAACTGGCAGAACCAAGTGATGAAAAAGCATTACAGATTGTTAAACCCAAATAGGATAATTAACTTGAATAATGGTAACAACTATGTAATATTATGTAAAAAAATTACATAATATATATTTAATATTGCGAATGCAAAGGTTTAAAGGTTTAAAGGTTTAAACCTGTTGTTGCATTTGATTTTGCGTCTGCTTCAGCTGTTGCTTTTGCATTTGGTGCATCTTTCTCATCTGCTTGACAGCATGCTGAAGTCCTTGCTTCATGCCTTGCTTTCTAGCGCGGGTCAATTTCGCAGCCATTGTTTTGGGTCTTCGGGATCGGTTTTTTCGTGTAGCCATTTATATATATAGTAAAGAAAAAAAATAATATAATGCAAATAAACAATGCAAATAAACAATTCCTAAAGTTTATACCAATGAAGTTTTGAAATGGGACGCTCTTTAGAGCGTCATTTCAAATTTTCACTGGTATCTGACCGTTGCAAAATTAAAATGGAACATTTTAATTCTTCAACGGTTTAAACCGTTAAATAATTACCAAATCGTGTCATTGTTTCGCCAATACATACCATCCCCCTTTTTAATATTGTAAATGCTCTTAAACAGTGCTAAACGCGACAATGTGCAATTCGTCCTATATTTATCCAATGGATGCGGATTTGTTTTTGTCTGCGCCTTGATTGCGCGCTTTGAAATCTGCTGTTGCGCCTGTATCGCATAATAACAATAAAACGCCTGAAACGACAATGAACGCACCGGCACTATATCCTGGTTCTTATCTTGGAAGTCTCGCAAATATTCCTGGCAAATCGCCAACCCCGAAATATCCGCTAAATTCTCCCCCGTGCTTAACGACGCATCCAGTTTAATGCCGTCTCGCGCCGCCGCCTCCTCATATTGCTCAATCACGTCATCCACCTTTTTATTAAACATCTCGCGGTCCCTCGCTGTCCACCAATTTTTCAAATTCCCCTTGTAATCATACTGACTTCCTAAATCATCCAATGAATGCGACATCTCATGCCCCAACGTAAACCCCACATGCGCCAAATTATACTCTATCCCTCTTTCGTCTAAATCAATAAACGGCTTTTGCAAATACGCCGACGGAATGTAAATGGAATTCATCGTCGGCGTGTAAAACGCGTTCACAATATACGACTGATAACCCACCAGCTTAAACGCCTGCCAATCTATCGCGGGAATATCTAATACCGGTTTTTTATCCAGTTTTGTGCATTCTATCGCGCGCCAAATAGACAGCATCTCCAAATTCGCCCAAGGGTCGTCCGCAACATAATCCAACGCCGCGTCCTCTCTCATTTTTTCCGGCGTGCCAATAATCAATTTCATATGGTCCAATTTGAGCAACGCATACTTTTTAGTTTGAGGCGACAACCACGTGTTACGCTTAATAATGCGCTTAAACACAATCTTCATATCTTCCGCCATATTACGCATATACTCAATATAATGCGGTTTGCTGTTTTTCTTAATGTATTCATTCGTAATTAGCGTATTAAAGCACGCAGACACACCAAACACGGGGAACAAATCTCGCGGAAATATCACGGTTTGCCCTGAAATAATCCTTTCATTGAAGTTAAAATATATTTCGCGCCATTTGCCGTGAAACCGGATTAGCTGTCGGTAATAAATGTACAGCCAATATGTTCTCCATTTGGGAGATTTCCAATTGTCCTTCAATAATTTCATCGTGCAAGCAAGGTAGTTCAAGCTAGACACAATGAAATTCTCCGGAACATAAGTATACCCAATGTGTTTTGAAAATGCGGCCCAGTCAAACCCATATTTTGCGAGCGCATCATGTGCTGTAACTACATTGTAATAATCTTCCGACTCATTCTTAATTTTATCGCAATCCTGCATAGTTAATAGCTCCTTTTCTACCTCAAATACATCATTTGCTTTAAGACCATGATTTTTCCCTAGACATGCGTCAAATATCTCATTAATATATTTTAAATATTCGCTTTTAATCATTCTTTTATAAGTCGCATTCTCCGCAGTCTCCTTTTTACTTACATCTGTGTACAAGTCCTGGTCATATAACGTGACCTGCCCAGGCATTAAATAAATTCGGTAAATGGCGGAATTCTTATCGTCTGCTTGAATTCCCCACACGATAGGACACGCCCATGAGACGACTTCATTTAAATTAATATATGCTAAAAATGCAGTTAAATCATCGCTCGCAATATATGTATCCACATCGGTCAATATTTTTTTAACATTTTTTTTTGCGGCAGATGCATCTAGACGAAGGAATGATTGGTATACGTTGCTTAAATTTTTCGCAACCGATGATGATTTGTTTGTTTTGATGTGGTCTTTTGTGATTTCTATTAAATCGCGGTACACCTTCTCTTGCGCAATTCTAAACTGGTCCACTTGCACATAGTATTTATTTTCTTTCTTTAAGTATTCATTTTGCGCTTCAATCCATTTGTAATTGATATATGTGTAATAATCATCCGGAAGTTTAACGGTGGACGGCGTGAATGGCGTGTGAAACATTTTAATTAATGTTTTATCGTATTTCTCATTCGTTTTTTTTAAACTATACCTAAACGTTTTCTCGTATGCTTTTTCCCAACTTGCAGTAACTGTAGATTGCGCCTTTGG